ACACGCTGCGCGAGCGCTATCCGCTGGAGCGCTATCCCGACGCCGAGGCGACCGGCTGGGTGACGCGCGCCGCGGTCAGTGGCGCGTTGACATCGGTTCCGGCATGGGCGGGCGATCTGGTGCAGGAGGGCACCGCGGCGTGGCTTGCGACGCTGACACCGGCGCCGGTCTTCACGCGGGTTGCCGCTGCCGGGACGCAGCTCAATTTCGGTCCCGAGCAAGGTGTCATAAAGATCCCCTCACGGGCAGCGACACCGAGCATTTCCGGCGCGTTCGTCGGAGAGGCAAGTCCCATCCCGGTGCGCCGGCTGGGCCTGACCTCGATCCTCTTGAGCCCGCACAAGATGGGTGGCATCAGCGTCTTCTCGCGGGAGATGGCGCGGTACTCGAACCCGTCCATCGAAGGCATCATCCGCGACGCGATCACTGAGGATACTAACCTTACGATCGACACGCTGTTTTTGGATGCCACAGCCGGCAGCGCGATCCGCCCGGCCGGCATCCTGTTCGGCATCAATGCAACGGCGGCCAGTACAGCCGGGGGCTACGCCGCGGCGCTGGCGGACATCTCGGCTTTGACGGCGCCGTTCTACGCTGCCAATGCCGGCCGCACGCTGGTGCTCATCATGAACCCGGAGCAGTCGATGCAGCTCGGCTTCGCGCCGGGGCCTGATGGCAGCTTTGGCTGGGCGGCACAGTTTACCGCCAGGTTCACCATCGTGGAGAGCACGACGGTGGCGCCCGGCACGGTGATTGTCCTCGACGCGGCGGACCTCGTGACGGTGTTCGGAGGGTTCGAGTTCGATACCTCCGAGCAGGCGACTTTGCATATGGAAGATAGCGTGCCGTTACACATATCGGCACCTGGGGCTCCCGCGACTGTCGCAGCGCCCGTGCAGTCTATGTACCAGACCGCGCAAATCGCCATACGTATGCTACTAACGGTTACGTGGGCGATGCGGCGTGACGGCATGGTGCAGTACACGACCGGCGCGAACTGGGCGCCGTCCGGCCCATAATGTGCTATAGGCTGAGGCGAGCCGGCGAAGTGTTACAAGCACGACGCCGGCTCTATCCATCACCGATCGAGCGAGGATCGACAATGGCTGATCGTCTCATTTCGCGGGCTGAAGCCAAAGCGCAAGGGTTGACCACCTATTTTACCGGCAAGCCGTGTTTGCATGGGCACATTGCTAAGCGTGTTACCAGGAACAAGCATTGTGTCGCGTGCAAGGCAGTCAGGCGGCTAACACTATGGGATCGCGAAGATTTAGTAATACATCTCGCCAAGCTGTACGGCACCGGGGAATACATTACCCGAGATGATGCTGTGCGTCAGGGTCTCAAGAGATACTTTATAGGGATACCATGCAAGCAGAACGGACACATTGCGGAGCGTTTCGTTAGTACTCGCGCTTGTGTCGATTGCATGTATGCAAAACTCAGCAAATCGCCATGGACTAAGGAGGAATCGTTAAAGCGTGCCGCGCGGAGACGCTTACGTTCGGAAGCTATTGCTGCTGGTAAGACCACTTATTCAGTAGCAGAACCTTGCGATCATGGGCATACCTGCGAGCGACGTACTTTAGACTCAAAATGTATCGATTGCGTAGCCGAGAGGGCGGCGGCAAGAAAAGACGCATGGAGCAAACTTCATCCAGAAAAGCGGCGTGCCATTTCGTTGCGATGGCGCACGGCGAATCCAGAGCTGTATCGGGAAAGCAGTAGGCTTAGCAAAGAGCGCAATCGGAAGAAACACACCGAAGCTCAGAAAGCGGACTACGCAAAGAACCCCGAAAAATACAGGGCGGCGAGGAAGCGATACTATAATAAGAAGCGAGCATGGCACATCGAACGTGCAGCGCTGAACGACCGTAAGCGCCGGGCACAGAAGAAAGGCTCCGGCGGCAGCCACACTGCTGCGGATTTGAGAGCTATCATCACTGCTCAAGGGCATCAATGCGCGAACTGCCGAGCTGATCTCCGCAAGGTTCGTAAACACGTTGACCACATCGTCCCGCTTGCGCGAGGAGGTTCGAACGACAGGCGTAATCTTCAATACCTCTGCGCGCCCTGTAATCTCGCGAAAGGTGCGAAAGACCCGATTGAGTTTGCGCGAGCGCAGGGCCGTTTACTATAGGAAAGGAGCACAGCATGGCAGAGACCACACGAACGCCGGAGCAGCAGCAAGAGGAGCGGCAACGCCAGGAACGCGAGCGAACGCAGGCGGCGAGCCGTAACGTGCCACGCCCGGCCGGCGCACAACCGGCCGGCGGGCGCGAGCGTGACGAGGCCGACAAGCAGATTGCCGAGCACCTCGGCAAGCCGCCGGAAACGCCGGTGCCGACACAAGAGGAGGCCGACGAGATTCGCGAGCGTGCGCTTGCCGGCGGCAGACCGCGCGAAGGCCGTCAAGAGCGCGACGTAAAGCCCGCCGACCGTGGCCCCGGCTACACGACGCGCTAAATGAGCCTGTTCTCCCGGCTGCCGATGCTGTGGAAAGGCAAGGCGGCCGAGGGGAAGTATCGGCCCGGCCCCTGGTACACGTCCGATGGCGTCATCGCCGCGAGCTGGGGCCGCTACGCGAACTGGTGGCAAGCCGGATATTCGCCGCAGCCCTACGGCGAGCGCTCGGCGATGGTCGAGGCGTGCCAAAGCGCCTATTCGCAGACCGTGGCGATGCTGCCGGGCGATCATTGGCGCGGCCTCGCGAATGGCGGTCGCGAGCGCGTAACCAATTCGGCGCTCAGCCGGATTTTGCGCCGGCCGAACGATTACCAAAGTATCAGCGACTTTTTGCTTAACCTCACCCGCGCTTTGTACCAAAGCGGCAACGCTTATGCGTATGCCGTCAGGAACAACCGCGCCGAGATCGCAGAACTCCACCTAATGCGCGACGGCCAGGTAGCGCTTGCCGAGGACGGCAGCATCCATTACAGCCTGTCGGGCAATGAAATAGTAGACGGCCGTTTCGACCTATCGTCTCCCGTGCCGGCGCGCGATGTGTTGCACGTCCGGCTGCATACGCCCCGCCACCCACTAAAGGGCGAAAGCCCGATCCTCTCGGCGGCCCTGGACCTCGGCATGCATAATGTGGCGTTGCAGCAACAGATTATTTTTTTCCAGAATCAAGCGCGCAGCTCGTTCATTCTCGGCACCGAGGAAAAGTTCCCCCTCGAGCAAACCGATGCCTTGCGCAATAAGGTCAGCGAACGGCTGAGCGGGATGAATGAGGGATTGCCGCTGATCCTGACCGGCGGGATGAAACCGTTTCCGCTGTCTACCTCTGCGGTCGATGCGCAGCTTGCTGAACTGCTCAAGATGAGCGCGGCGAATATCGCGCTCGCGCACCGCATCCCGCTGCAAGTGCTCGGCCTCGGCGAGACGACGTATGGCAGCACGGAGATTTTGAACCAAGCATGGCTCAGTACTGGCTTGGGGTTCACCCTGAACCACATAGAGGTTGCCTTTGACGCGCTATTCCGTTTGGACGGGCCGCCCGACGAGTACACCGAATTGAGTACGAGCGCTTTGTTGCGCAGCGCTTACCGCGAGCGCATCGAAGGCCTGGCGCGCGGCGTCATCAGCGGCATCTACTCGCCGGACGAGGCGCGGGCGAGCGAAGAGTTGCCGGCCGTTCCGGGCGGCGTTGGCAAGGAGCCTCGCACCCAGCAACAGGTTGTGCCGCTGTCGTATGGCGCGGATATGAAGCCGCCGCCGGCAAATCCTGCGGCAGCCCAAACACCCGACACGCCGCCGCCGGATACGCCTGCACCGGACAACCAGGACAGTCCCGATGCACAGCGCCAACTCGCTGCGTTCCGCGATGCATTTATTCGGAGCCTCGATATTGCCGCGTGATCCGACGGCGAGCGAATTGTTGGCCGCCGAGATGGGTGCGCTGATGGCGCGCGAGGTGCGTGCGTTTCGGCTGGAGGTATCCGCCGCGCTTGCCGAGCTGCGCGAGGGGATTGCGACGGCGAAGGCAGAGCGGCTTCAGTGGACGTCGGACGGCGAGGACACGCTGGCGGCGTGGGAGATGCGGATCGCGCAGCGCATGGAGTTTCTGCGCGACGGCGAGAAGGGCGACAAAGGCGAGCCGGGAGAGAAGGGCGAGCCTGGCCGCGACGGCTTGGATGGGCGGTCATTTAGGGTGTGCGATACCTGGGTCGAGACCGAGCAATACCAGGAGCTTGACGTTGTCATGCTCAATGGCAACAGCTTTGTCGCCCGTTATGCCAATCCGGGGCCGTGCCCGGGAGACGGTTGGAAACTGCACAGCCTACGTGGCAAAGCCGGCCCCCCCGGCCCTAAAGGCGACCGGGGAGACGCCGTTACCGGCCCGCCCGGACCACCTGGCCCGGGCTTGGCAGCAATGACCCTCAGCTCCGAGGGTGTGCTAACGCTGACGTTCGAAGACGGTCGGTCCTTCAGTCAGGACTTTTACCAGCCGTTCTCTCAGATGATCGCGGCCGTCCTGGCGCAACTGCGATGATCTCCGAATATCGCATTAGCCGCACCGTGACACCGGCGGCATCGATGGCGCTTGTCACGGTAGATCAGGCCAAGGCGGCGCTCGGCATCGACC